TCGGGAGAAGAGAATATTTCCGGTTCTCGTCGACGCCATGACCGCTTTCTTCGCTGGGACCTGTCCAGAAACCGCCTGGATTCATGAGGTCAAAATTTGACCCTGTGAGCGGTTACACCACGCCTTGGCCGACAGCGCCCACGAGCGCTGTTCCCGTGCACCTGGCCGCCGTGATCCGCATGGACGCCTCGACCAGGATGCGGGAGGTACCGGACGTGTCCGTGGTCAAGCCGGGGAGCACGACATATCCACTTGCCCCGGTCGCGCCGGACGCCTGCAACATGGGAATCGAACAGTCCCCGCTCGCACCAGTCCGCCCGGTAGCGGTTATTTTGGGGAGCGTGCAGACGCCGGACGAGCGGTACGTCTGGCTGGCTGTGGCGGTAGCGGTGAGCTTGGGAAGCGTCAGGCTCTGCCGCAGCCCGGCCCGAATATCCACGGTCACAGCCGGGATGGACATGGACCCTTTGCCGATGAGGTTGGTTTGGCCGGTAGCGGTTAAGACAGGGAGAGACATGGAGCCATAAATGACACCGACATGACCGGCCCCTTCAACTTCGAGAATAGGCAGGTCAACATCACCTGCGGCTTCAACGTATGAAATTGAAAGAGAAGGTTTCTCGGCCCCACTGTTGTAATCGACAGATGAAAATTGTCTATATGCGCCGGTATAACTCGCCTGATTCGAGATGAGTAAAAGAACGTAGTCGCCCTGTGTATAATTCTCACGGTTGACTACCGCCTGTATTATAGACGTGATATCTACTGAATAAGTCGTCCCATCTCCCCATGCCCCTGGGCTCCACGAAATAGACCCCGACATGACAGACAAAGACCATGCGCCTGTTGATGTAGATGGAATCGACGGGTTATCTTCGTCGTCTGCTCCGACAGAAACAGAACAGGTTGTTGTGCTAAGATTTGAATATGCTGTAAGATTCAGGATAGCGGAAGAAATAGTCGCGGCCGCAGGGATTCCAGTTAATGGGATGCGAATCCATGCAATATCTGAATAGTCGCTATTGTTGCCTATTTCACAATAGGAAGAGCCATTCCCCCCAGAGAAATATTCGTCATTGCTATTGGCATAGCCTACGTCTGTTGAGCTGGGTGGATAAAGTTCTATACTTTTCATAATGCCAAACCTTATCGCTACCTTATTTTAAGCTGTCCGCAGATTTCTTTAGGGATAAACATCATTCCAAGAATAGAACTAGGACTAATCCCAAGCGTTTCTGTTATAGACGATGTTACGTCAACGTCATCTCTAAAGATGTACGCGCCGCAGCTTGAAAATACATCATCAGAAACATTTCCAATTATAATACCCTGTAGCGCATCACCATTTTTCCTGATGCTAAACGCCGGGTACACCCTTGGGTTCTCGTCTGAAGTATAATCACCAATTTTAATTTTAGATACGCTTGATTCTATATATCCGGCCATGTTAGCGTAACTAAATATATTTTCTGTCTCAACAACCATTGTGAACGGTCTAGTCTTTGATAAAGGGAAAACATTCAAAGGAGGACCCCACCCAGTAAAGTCATCCAAATTTTTATACCCCCCCCCCTCCCAAACTCGCGTTTCAGTCCAAGCATAAGTATATTGCTGTGTCAAAAATGGCTCAGACGTATTATCAAACTGAAACTCGTCAGTTACATCATAATATTCGTTGTCTCCCAAAACCAATCTATATTTACTTTTGTAAAGTCTTCTCAATAAAATCAAGTCGAATCCTTTAGAGTTGTCATCATTTTCCATTAAATAGAAATCATAGGGGATATCTTCAGTAAAAGTTGTGCCTGAGAAGGCAGAAAGAGATGGTGGGTTCTGTATATAAGCCGGGGCATATTCCAATTCAACAGTTTCTCCAGTCTCTACATTTGTCTTGTTATAGTAACACATGTACAAGACCTTAGAAGAATCGTATTTAGCCGATGAAAACCAGTGTAGATACCCGTTATTATCTATTGGTCCTGAGTTAACAGATACCGTGCTCCCATCAATATCAGTTGCTGTAATAGTTGGAGTATACATATCAACTGTTATGCCTATGCTATTAGTTGATATTTTCCAATAAACTATACGGCTGCTCACACTTAAATATATTGTATCTTTATTGTAGTTTAAAATAAATTTATTGCCATACCACGCAGCTATTCCGCGAACCACCAAGTCGCCACACAAAATATTTGCACAAGCGAAAAGAAAATGATTTGTTTTGGAATCAATATCATACAGATAAAGATAATTTACTCCATTATTTTCTATATAAGGCTCTGAATAATACAACTTAGCAGAACTCATAGGCTGCATTATGTCGCCTGAGTAAATAAGCGACGTTTCAGAAATCCGAAACGGGGAAAGAATAATATACATATCTCTGTTACAAATTTTAACCTTTTTAAACAAACACTGCATATATCCGCTAATGTTTTTAATTTTATCACCAACTAAATTGCTAGCGTCTTTGAACATAAAACCGTTATCAAGCAATTCAACCAAGGAAGCCTTAACTCCAGAACTGCTATTATAAAACAGGAGCAAGATATCATTGTAGACATATCCTTCTCCATTAGTCGCGTATCTCGGGATAGAAACGCTCGCAACATACCGATTGAAATTCCTCCCAACCGTCACCACCGTACCATCATCAAAATAGACGGTATGGTTGTAAATCTGTAGGTTCTGCTTGTTGACGTACTGGAGCGTTTGCAGCGCATTGCGCACATGCCCCAAGCGAGAAAGGCCGGCCTCCTGGTCACCAACAAACCCGGCGAAGTAATCGCCAGACTGGAAACCATGAAGGCCGGCTAAGATGCTCATTGGTGAACCTAGGGGCTAATCACCCATGGTTGTGGTTCTCGCCTAACTGGCGTCCCCGGTACTGTAGGTCACAGTACCAACGCTGGACGGCGCGTGATGCACTCCAAGAACGGAGGCGGCATACTGGGAGGCGTTGATCGAGGCATTTCTAAGACGGTCCTGGGTGATGGCGCTCGCGTAGGCCGTGATCTGTAAATCCAGAGAAGACTGGGCCTTAACCCACGCTATAAGGCCATCCGCCACGGTGGTGATGTCCTGCAACGCTTCGACTGCCGTTGCCGCCGGCCGGCTTTTGACCGATTCAGCGGCAAGACTCAGGATGGACAGGACAAAGTTGGCGTCCATTTCCAAATCTCCTATCTATGATGTCGGCTTAGGACGCCGGCAGAGTCACGCTAAAGGTGTCGAGGGTAGTGGTCACGCCAGAGGTGATCGACGTGGGATTCATATTCATTTGGGAGCCAGAAGTGGAAACGGCCCCATCAAAGCGACAGGCCGTGGTGGAGGCTCCGGTGGTCTTGTCGTTGGCGTAGAAGCGGAACCAACCCGCCGTGCCAGTCGCGACAGCCACACCAGACCAAACCTCGCCGGAAGCCTTGGAGACTGCCCCGGAGGCGGCGTCCGCGAAGTTGATGCCGTTGGTAGACGTCCCGGCCGTGAACGCTCCAGAGCCGACCGTGACAGACAGCAGCAGCGTGCCGTTTTCCGTGTCGTCGGCGCTGGTCGGCTGCGTACCCGAGTAGATGCAGAGGATTCCGTTGGCCAGGGTGTCCTGAAAACTGCCCGTGTCGAGCATCGCATTGCGAAGGCCAGTAGAAAGTCGAAGAGCCATAATATCTCCTTACGGGTGCAGGATAGCTACTATCCGCCGCTCCGTGGACAACATGGCCGCCCAGGAAGCCGGGGCTCGCATTGCCACCCGTTGGTGTGTCAGTTTGATGATTTGGCCGCCCGGCAAGCCAAGTTCCAGACCCCTCGCAGTAGCCCAGAGCGCCGTCAGGATGCCGTTTGCCTCGGGCAGGATGTCAGAGGCTAGACGTGAGACAAACGAGCCAGGGATGACCGGCTCGCGGCTCACCACCGTAGCCGTCATGGAGCCTGGATCGACGGACGATTGGTAAATGATCCGATCGTCGGTGCCGATGTAGAAGCCCCCTTCGACCGGCGCTATCATGCGCACGGCAGATGAGAGTGGAGCCAATCGGCAGGAGCCAACCCGGCAGTGATGCGGGAACCCGGGGACGGTGTAATAAATCTCCCGCTCCGCCCCGATCCAGATGCGACCACCGAACGCGGCCAGTACGGTCCCGGCCGGCGGGTCTCGATACTCGGCTGCCTCACGAGCGTCAGACGAGAACGTGATGCCGCCCCAGGCCTTTGCCTGCCCGTCCACGATCCGGCCCTTCTGGACGCCGTTCGACCAGTAGACGACTTGACCAAGCCGGCACCACGCCACGCGCTGGCCGGCGGTGAGACCGTCAGTCAGGGCCACGGGTGAGAAATCAGGCCCCAGGCTGTAGATCGTGTCGTCCTTGGCCAGATAAACGATGTCGCCATCTTGGAATGGCGAGTGCCAGTTCCCGGTCAAGACTTGAGAAAAACCAGGGCGTGTCTGGAGGCGGCCAGCATGGAGCACGTCCAAATTGACAAGGCCGGTCGCCTCCCACTCGCCTGTTTTTAGGTCGTAGGATGCCGCATCGGGTGCAGCCACCGTATTCAACCCGGCACACGCCTTGAACGGAATGGACAGCATAGGTTACTGGCCCTGCATCATAGACTGGCCGGACTGCTGCGCCATCGCCTTGTTGCGCCGCCAACGAGTGGTCAACACGTCGTCATCCCTGTTGAAGTAGTTGTAGAGCGAATCGACAGCAGCTTTGTAGCGGTTGCTGTATGTGATGTAGTCGCTCTTTGCGTTGTCCTGGCCCCCTTCGAAAATCTTGTTGTAGATTTCCGCGATGGCGTAGTTGCACAAGAGCGGGATGTGGAACTGCGAAGGGATTTCGTCCGGTTCGTCGTCAAAATTGACGAGTGAAGTCGGAACCTTGTAATACCACAGCGTCAGCGTATCGGCCGTCGTCGGCATCGGCTGGTAATACAATTTCCCCGCGTCGACGGCGACAGACTCGATCGCTCCGCTGTTGGTCAGCACAGGGAACAACCGCAGCAGGCCGGAGATGTTAAGGTGCAACGACCGAATGCGTCGGCCCTGGGCAGACGAGCTGACAAAGTGCAGATGATGACCGTAGTCGGTCGGGAGACTGACGTACGGGACCGTGGTAGATGTTTCGACCGTGGCCGTGGCACTGAGGTCAGGGATCGGGACCTGAGTGCTCACGTCGGCCAGCCCCTGGTTGAGCAGCAACAGGATGTCGTCGGAAAAAGACGAGTCCTGCACTGTATCAAGGATGAGGGACGAGAGTTGGGAGACGGTTGCCATGGGTTGTTACCTCTATTGATGGGGTTACCACCCCATAACGTCTGTGATAGGGTCCGCATCCATGGCCCATGGACCAACTTCAAGTGCCAGCGTGTCCACAGACTCCAAGAAACGAGCCCGGTAGTCGTTTATCTTGACCGTAAAATCTTCGTCTGAATCGTAATTCGAAAGAGCCTCGGCACAGGCGTAATAGGCAAGTGTTCGAGGAGTAAACTCGACAGGAAGATCGAACGGTTTATCAGTTCCAGTTACTAAAGGATGCGGGATCCTGATGTACTGGATTGATATTCGCTGCGTTATTGTTGGGGACATCCAATACCGCAGCACCTTCCCATAAACCGCCACACAACGTACGCTCCCGCTCCTGATCGGGCCAAGCCCCCGATGGCGCTGCAAGTCCGTCCACCTCAAAACCTTAATAGGCTGGCCAGTCGCCACGTCACAGGCTCCATGCAGGCATCCGAACCAATCTGCCGGTAATGAAGTGGCGTCACTCCCCACCCGCGCTTCAACCTCGCCAGCCGTCGCCAGAGAGGGGAGAAACACCCCCCTGGCCGCCAGCCTGGAGACGACATCCAGGAACGCGCGGTTGAGATACGTGGTGACCATTGGCGCATCCAGGCGCGGATCAGGAACACGATCCAGAGTCTCCATGATGATAGAGTGGAGCGTGTCGATGTGCGCGTCCTGGACGCCCTCTGCGTAAAGGCTCGGGAGATCGGCCATGGTTTAGTCGTCCCCGAAAGCCATCCAGGAGCCACCGGCATTGGAAGCCGTGAGCACCGCCGTGAGCGTGCCGCCGGATTCCGAGACAGCCACGGCGCCGTCGATGCTAAAATAGTCTGGCGCGTTAAGACCTGTCGCGATTTCGCCAGACGTTCCATCGTTTGTGTATTGGCCAAAAACCACGCGCTTGTTGCCCATGATTGTTTCGCCGCGCCGAGTGTACGAAAAAGCCATGATGCTTCTCCTCTAGTTTAGGGCGGGGAAGTCCCCGCCCCTTTCTAGTAAATGGCCAGATCGACCGGCTTATACTCAGTCGTGACGCCAGCCGTGGCGAACATGGTGCCCACAATGGGCTGCGTAACAGTTGTGGCAATGGTCGTACTGGCGGTCGTCACGGAACCAGCCGTCGAACCGAGGGTCAGGATGGAGCCGACAGCAGGAGTGCCAGTCACCAGAACCGCAGGATGCACGCCGGAAATCTGCGCCCAGTAGTAGTAGCCGGCGGCCACGGCACAGAGCGGGACGCCGACCGGGACGTTTTCTTCGTCGGCGCTTTCGACGACACCGTTGTAGGGGGACGGGACAAGCGAAACTTCGGAGCCGGCGGCGGTCAGAGCCACGCGGACAGGGTCTTCCAGGATGACCACGGTGGTGCCGGACGCGTCACAGGACGAGTTTCCGAGGACGCGGTAGAAGGTCCCCTCGCCTGTGCCGTCATTCACGGCCAGGAAGCCACCCATATACTGGTCTTCGGTCACGACCGTGGCACCCACAGTAATGGACACACGCTTCGAGCCCACGGCCACGTCGGCGGCCGGGGCCTTGTTGATGTGGTTGGCGGTCGCGGTAGGGGCAACGCCGATCTTCCCGGCGGCCAAGGCCGCAGAGCCTGCCTTGCAATACCGATATTTGTTCCCTTCGGAATCGGTATAAACGGTGCCGACGTCACCGAGCTTCACGGAAGAAGCCTTGGCAAGCGGCTGGAACAGAATGCACTGTTGCGAACCAGGCATGTTTTTTCCCTCTTTATGGGCGCATCAACCGACACGCCCTTTATTTGTTATGCCGCCTAAGAGACCGTCAGAGCCGTGTGAACGGCATGGGCCTTGCGGTGATTGCAGAGCATGTTTCCGCGCCAGATGATGTGCATGTAGCGAGACGGGGGAGCGTCTTCTTCCTTCCACTTACCACGCGTGAAATCGACCTGCACGCCGAAACCGATGTGGTTGGTGTTGAGAGCAAAGCAATGGTTGGCCGGGCAGTAGTCGTCCACCACCATCGTTGCCCCGTCGATCAACAGGCTCGTAAAACCAAGGACCGTCGGGTCGTTGCTGGATGTGAAACGCTGCTGCGCCTGAAGAATGCGGCTGATCTTGTTGAACAGAGTCTCGGTCGTGACGAACAGGTTCGGCTTGTCGCTGTCCCCGTTCCCCACCTTGGCGCTCGACCGAAGCGACTGCATCGCTTCGAGCGACATGACCGTGCTGGTGGAATTGACCACGCCGGCCCAGGGCTTGGTCCCGTCGGAGGCAACAAGGCCGTCCTCGGTGATGTTTCCATAGGCCCGGGTCGTAGTGGTATTGCACAGCGAGAGAAGACCGGTCAGGAGCTTCCCTTCGTCGTCGGCGGAAGAATACAGATCTTCGCCAAGGTCCTTGGAAATCTTCTTTTGCGCTCCGGCGATCTTGGTAACAACCAGATCGACAAACGCCGATGGACCCGAGTTTTCCCACTCGGAAACCTGATTCACCACGGCGACGGAGTGATAATTTTTGAGCCAGAACTGCGCAGAGTCCACCATCTGCTTGTCCGTCTTCTTCAGGGAGTCGTAACGGTCCCACGCGCCACCCTCGGCAACGTCGTAGACCAGCGGGACCCTGGTAACCTTTCCACCAGGAATCTTCTTGTAGATGCCCTGTTGGTTTTTGAGCAGCTTGTTGAGCAAGACGGAGTCTCTGTAGTAGACATCCTGCGTCTCGCTCCCCATGGCAAAATAGTCCTGGGTGACGGCTTCGATTTCGTTATCGAACGACATGACTTACCTCTCACTGATGAGCAGAGGCCATCCGCTGTTCAAGCCGACGCGCCAGTACAGCGGAAACGCCGCCGTACTTTTTGGGGTTGGCAAGTTCGGGGGCGACAGCGGAACCAGCGGCCGGCGGCGCGCTGGTCGATCCCTGCAAGGTTTTTGCGGATTGCTTGGCGGCGAATTCTTTGCGGACGCGATCTTCTGCCGCTTTGACAGCGGCTTCGACAGCGTCCTTCTTCGACGCCTCGGCCTGTTGCGCCTTCAGCGCGTAATAGGCGCTCACATAGTCGTGGAGGGGATTTTCAGACCGCAGGTTGTCAAGCTCCCCGGACTCGCGGAACGTCACGAAATCAGGGTTTTCCTGGACAAACCGGCTCTGGAGGGCATCGACCTGAGCCTGCTTGGCTGCCTCTTTTGCCTTGTCGTCAAACGCCTGCTGACCGGCGGCGAGCTGCGCGTTGAGCTGCGCCTGAAACGCCGCCTGCTGGGTCTGAAGCGCCTCACTGTTCAACGCCCGCTCCAGAGCCCTGGCCTGGGTGGCGGAAATCTCGCCCGCGTCGAGCTTGGCATCGATGGCGGCCAACTCGGCGTTGAAGTCCCGGGTTGCGGACTGCTGTGTCGGCCGCTGCTGCATGGCCGATTCGAGGGCCTGAAGCCGACCCTCAAGCTGCGCCTTCGCCAACCGTTCAGACTCCAAGGCATCCTTGAACTGCCGACGCTCAGTCACAACCTGCCGAAAGCGCGGATGCTTATCGAGCCGGTCAGGTTGCTGGTCAGTCTCGGGCTGAGGCTGGGCCTGCTGCGTCTGGTCCCCTTCCGGAGTGGCGGCATTATCACCGGCCGCTTGTTCGGTGGCGCTCTGCTCGGTCGCCGACGCCTGCGTGGTTTGCGTCTCGCCAGACGGTGGAGAAGCGTTGGCCTCCGGGCTGGTCGCGGTCGAGGATTCGGCGGAGGACGAGTCCGTCACGCCTTCGCTGGGCGCTTCGATTATCGTCGGGATGTCGAACATGATGCTCTCGCTGTGGTTGAGGGTTAAAAAAACAAAAGCCTCGTCAGAAGGCCGGTTTCCCGACTCTTCCAACGAGGCTTGCGCGTGGTTGGTGCGATTCTACCGCGAGGCTTGCGCGTAACGGTGAATCATATTATTGCAACAGGCTAGATTTCCTGGCCTGCCTTCACCTTTTCCAAGAGGCTTACAATCATTTTCATACCACGGATGAGTGCCGTTAAAATGAGATCGACCTTTCGTTCGGCCAACATCACAACCGACCCATCCTGTAGTTGTGGCGCTCCACAAGCTCGCGCATAACGGTTGGCGAGATACCTTCCTTCCGGCGACCGCCGCCTTCACCGGATTCCAGGTGTCGGATGCCAGCCACGGCCATCGCCCGCTTCAGCTTCTGCCTATCGCTGGGGTCAGCCAAATACGACCGTATCTCAGGCCGGGGGTCATCCTTGTCGAAGGGGACCGTGCAATCTTCTACCCAGGGGGCGTCCGACCGATGGTTCCAGTTCGCCGCGTAGGTCCGTTTGGCCATGCCGTCGCAATTCTCACACCGGACCGCTTCTTCACTGACCGCAGCCATCTCTTCGAATTTGTGGCCACAATACGGGCATTCGTAATCGTAAAGGGGCATCACTGTTTCCTTTGCTGTCCAGATGTCGAATTTCCTCGAATTTGCGTCTGGGCCAGGGCTGTCTGCTGTGCAAGTACGTCGGCTTCACGTTTAGCCTCGCGATCCTTGTCTCGGTGATCGGATTCCATCCTTGCCTTCGCAGCCTCAAGGTCCGCCGCTTGCGCATCCATGGTCATGGCATGCCGCTGCTTCATCCCTTCCATGTCGGCTCGCCGATCCTGCGTTTGCGATTGCCGAATCCGGCCAACGACATCCAGGCGCTGAATATCCATGTGCTGGCGCTTCAGATCGAGTTCTGCATCCTTCCTGGCTTCTTCTCTGGCCGAGACATCTGGATCAGCGGCAGGCTGGCTTGCCCCAGACAACGCGGCTTGAGCTTGGGCGTCTTTCAACCTGGCCTCGGCCTGCATTGTTGCGATCTCGGCAGCCGTCTTCTGGTTGGCAAGCTGTTGCTTCGCTGCGGCCGGGTCGTTCGGATCAAGCTGGACAGGCGGTGGCGGCAACTGCTGCTTGGAAAGCTGAATGGCGAAGGACTTGTCATCGAGCGCGCCAAGCTGCTGCACCCACTGGACTCCCGGGCTGGGAAACCCAGCCTGCGCCATACGCTGGAGCAGGACCCCATTGGGGCCTTGGTCCATCCTGTTGTCCAGCTCGGCGCGGTTTGGCCAATCCATGGCATCGTGTAGACCTCTACGGTCTATGGCACCATCTCGAAACAATTCTCTGGCTTCTTCACGTTGAGCCGTTCTAGAGATTGGCATTGTAGAACCATTAACAACCGTCAGGCGTACAGGAACACGCAAACGCTTTCCATTGATGGGCTGGGTGAATTCCTGGCCTTTATCCTGAAAAGATATCCACCTGTCTTCTGTGTACCAATTCTGCATGAGCGAAACGAACATGCGTCCGCGTTCACGGATAAGCCGGTAATAGTTCCGAATCTTGCCGCGCATCATGGTCGCTTGACGTTCAATGAGCGTCTGGATCGACTTCAAGGCCAATCGGGAATCCCCGTTGACAGACGCTGCCTGATCCATATCGAACGTCCCACCAACCAGCATAAACATGGACTTTACCAACTCAAAAACGGCCTGGATGTCCTGCGTGTTGTTGGGGAACTCCAGATACCGGATTCCTTGCCCGGAAGCGAAAGAAGACGGATTTATTACGCCAAGCCTGTTTGTGAACTGACTGTTGTGAACGCCGCTGTCTCGGGGGTTGATAACTTTCGGTCGAGCGCAACGATCCTTGTGGTAAATGATTTGCGACAAACACTTGTTCATCTCTTTTTGGAGAGAATCAAGTTGCTCAAAGTCGCTCATCCCCCAAATTGTACAGGGGTCGGTGATAGAGTTGGTGACGGCAAAAGGAAATTTGTCGTAGAGATAGGAGCGCATCGCTTCATCGGTTGAGAGAAGCGGCGAAATGGAAGGGTTCGGCTTGTCATCCAAGACCACCTTCCCATTGCAACACACCGTCACGCATCGGATAAAACCAGGGTATTTTGGCTTGGTGATCTCCATCAAGGTTTCTGCCTGAACAGGTTTCCCATCCGGGCCTTCCGTCATCACCGGCTCGCCTTTTTGCTTGACAGTCTCCATGGTGTAGTCGCGCACCCAACATTCACACACCAGAAGTTCGTCTTTCCGAATGGTGAGCCCGGTTGATTCTGCACCGCCCCCCAGCCAAGCCCTTAGCCGGCCAACGACCCCTTGCTTCCCGTCCGGCGATGGAGAGATATGGTCCCGTCGATCATCGCCAAGCTGGGTCAGCAGGTCCGTGTCGCTCTTGATGTTGGCCGCCTGACCGGGCCAAAGTCGCTTGGCCTCTCGAACCGTCATGGGGCGGTAAAACACAACGGCTTCCGCCTTTTGGACTTCCTGGCAGGTCACGGGATAGAGACCGAAATAGAACGGATCGACAACGACGGTTTCAACTTCTCCCATGCCGTATTCAACGTCCGGGTTGAAGACGACCTTTTCAATGGCAACACCGTAGGTCTCGCCGTTGATGATGCTCTTTTCGAGAATGGCCTGCTGTTCCTGTTCACGCCACCAATAGTCGGCAGACCTTCCTATGGTTTTGTAAACATCCTGATCGCCGTCATCCCCAAGCGGGGGGACATTAAACGTCGGGTCATTGTCGGTAAGGGTGTTGACCGTGCGCTGCCTGTGCGTAAACAAAAGCGGGACAGACGAAAGAGGAACATTTGCTGGAGGAATGCCGGTCCATGGCTGGTTTCGGCCAAGGCGATAATGACGCAGCCACTTTTCATGCAAACCAAGACGAACCTTCTCGTTGATAATCTCTTCGAGAATTTCAAAAACCTTCTTCCCGACAGCGTCCTGCTTGTCGGAAGGTGGCAAAAGTTCGTCGTACTTTGGCTGCTTATCGGCCACGCTTCTTGTCCTTTCGGTGGTACGGCCGCTTTATTTGCTCAATAGGCTTTGGCTCGACGGACTCATTGTGGCCGCCACGACGCGCCGCTTCCACGGCTTCCCACTCGGCGGCAATATTCGAGCTGTCATGAACGAAAGGAATTGGCTGCTTCCGCTCGTAGCCTTTCCCAACAACGAAATACCCTTCAGGGGTTTTGATCCGGTCCCGGCGAACTCCGTCAGCCAGAGACGCATCCCACCCAACCGCCCGACTGTGGCAATGCGGGCAAATCAGCTCCGACCACCCGGCGTCAAGCCAGAAGGGGCGGGGAAATCCGGGCTCAACTGGGCCGAACTGATCTCCAGTCAGGGGGAGTTCGATCAGATCGGGATCAAAAGTCCCAAGCTGGGCATCGCAGATTTCACAAACAAGGATCGCCATTACTGAAGAATCCTCTTGTCGATAGCCTCATCCCAGGGGTCGCGCTCATCGACAACGACATCCTGGGGCTGGCCGTCATTGCCCTGGGGGAAAGAAAACGGCGGCATGTGCAGCGACTCGCGGCCAAACCGCCAGCCAATGAACAGCCCAGACAGGAAAACGATCAGGCCAACAACAACGCCAATAAGGGCCACAAAAACAGGATCACTCACTTTACGCCCCTTATAGAGTCTCGGATGTAGGTCACACCCTCTTCAATCCTCGCAAGCCTGGAGGCAGCTTCCCCGAGTTGCCTGGATTGTTCCTTGTCATTGTTCTCAAGAAGCATGACTCGGTGGTCCATGTTGTCTTGCCGCTCCGAAAGCCTTCCATATCCGTAGGATATAGCGCCGACATTGATGACGAAAGTCATAACTACGGCAACCCATGCAGGGTTTAATTTTCGCAACGCTTCCGCCATTTAGTCGGCCTCCTTGCTATAAGGAGCCAGCCGCCACGGAGAGGGAAGAAGCCCCCGCAACTCGCCTGGGGACAAGACCTGCTCCTGGGGATTGATGACGTGGTACTTGCCGAGAATGAAGGAGACCATCTGTGAACAAATAGTCCGTCGCATTGAGACGTGGAATTTCCCAAGCGTTCTACGGAGGAGAGAAAGATATCCGTAACGATACGACTTTCTCTGTGCGACCATCTGAAGCGCGGTTTCCTTGATGCGCAGCCCAATGGCTCGCTCGCACTCGATGGGATGGATCAAGATGGAACCATTGAAATCGTCGAAGCGATCGCTGGCCCGTTTAATGTCCACACCCCACGAAAGCGCCTCAACCAGAAATACCGATCCGTAGACTTTGATCCCGAGGCTTGAATGCGACCCTCCAGGAGCAAAACGTCTGATCGTTCGGGAAAGCAGATCGTTGCCAACCCATGTCACGCAAAATACGTCCAGCTTAGGACGCAAATCTTCGTAGGTAACGACACCGCGTTCGGCAGGGTATTGCATCAAGAATCCCTTCGCCCTGGGCCACACCCGAAATATTGAGCCACAAACCCTCCGGTAAAATACCTCGGGTTGTTTCCGATTCCGCGTTTTGTAAGGGCCAGGACGTCAGGGTCGTTGTGTAGACGGCGATAAGCATGGTCGTCGCACGCTTGCTGAACGGAAGGAGACATCTGAGACGATTCCCTGCCCTTATCCATGAGCGGGATGATAAAAGTTGAGTCTTTGCAAAATCCATAGCATCTTTGCTATTAATTCCGCTTCCTTTTTATAATTCGAGAAACTGTCCAATAACTCGCACCAACATCTTGGGCGATATCAGAAATCGACTTTCCACCAGCGGCCCACAAGGACAAAATCCTTTCGTCACGCAAATATCTATCCAGGGTAACAAGCGAAGGTGGGGCCTCAGTCGCTAGTCGATGAATAAGATTTGACGTCTCATGAATTCCAAATTTCTCAACAAGTTCCTGTACGGTTATCGGCACGGAAGCCTCCAGGAGTCTATTGCGCCCAAGAATTTTCGTTCGTAGCCCCAGGAATATACATCCCGTACTCTTCCTCTTTCCCTCCGCCAAAGACTTCCCGCATCATTTGTTTTTCTTCATCTCCATAAAACCCCTGTGCTTCCTCAACGTCAGATGCCGGCATCTGTTCTAGCATGTCGAGCATGGCAGCTTCTTTTGTCTTTTTTGATTTTGGCAAAACCATCTCTATTGGCCTGGCCATGCAAGCATGACACGCCTCGTCGTAAATATGGTCCTCAAGATTGCTTGCCAAATCCTCGACGTTGTTCTCATCAAAGACAAGGTCTGGGATGGTACGGATAAATTGGGTACAGACCGAATAGACTTGGAGCATCGGGGCGCTCCCATCTTTCGGAACACGCAGTCGTTCATAAAACTGCCGAATCTTTTTCTTTCGATCCGCATCCCCAGGGGAGAGGTTTATCCCTTGCCGGGAAAACATTTCGCTCGTGCTCGGCCCCTGCCCGCCGCCAAGGTAATCAGGTTTCTTGCTGAAGCAGTCCGGGCCAGCGAGGCGGATTATGTTTCTTCCCGCCACCCCAAGCCGTTCTTCACGCTCCTTGATCCCTAGGGCTAT